CAGAAGCGTCGCTCGAAACCGTCGCCGTAGCGCAGGGAACTGACATCGTCGAGTACCAGCCGCATGAGGCGGCAATCGTCGATATCGAGCAGCGGTTCGCCAATGTGGTGTTCGACGTATCCACGGCGGAAGGCCTGACCGACGCCAAGAACGCTCGCAGGACCATCCGCGAGGTCCGCTACGCGCTACAGACGACCACCAAAGACGTGCTGGTCCCGTACCAGGACGCGGTCAAGCAGGCGCAGGCCCGCGTCAATCAGGTCAAAGAGTTCGGTGCGACCCTCGGCGAGCGCGTGCTCGCGGTCGAAGATCCTGTCGATCAGGTCATCAAGAACGAGGAAAAACGCCAGAAGGACGAGAAAGAACGCATCGCCCAGGTCGAGCGCGAACGCGTGGAAAAGATCCAGAACAGGATCACGCACTTCCGCACTGTGGCAGCCGCCTACGCCGCCCGCAGCGCTGCCGACATCGCGGAAGTCCTGGAGCGGGTCAAGCTGTCGGTGATCCTGCCCGAGGAATACGCCGAGTTCGAAGGCGAGGCGACCATCGCCCGCGACAACGCCATCGAGCAGCTGGACACCCTGCATCGCTCCGCAGCTGCGCGCGAAGAGAGCGAAGCCAAGCTGCGTGAGCAGCAAGCGGCCTTCGAGAAGCAGCAGCAGGAATTGGAAGAGCTGCGCCGCAAGAACCAGGAAGAACAGGACCGCCGTGACCAGGAGGCGCGTCAGCGCCTGGCGGACGAACAGGCAGAGCTGGACCGTCAGCGGCAAGAGCTTCAGCGTCAGCAAGAAAGAGGTGGCACCCCTGCGCGCCCAAGCCGCAAACCCAACGCCGGCTGCCGTAGCCGTGCCCGCGAAAGTTGCCGAGGCGCCAATCCAGATCGCCGAATCGCCTGCGACCGCCACCGACTCAGCGTCGGCCACGCCTGACGCCGATCCGCGAGAGCTGACAAACGAAGCGCCTACCGCGCAGGAGATCGTGGAGGTGGTGGCGCTCGGCTTCGACGTGTCCGAGGACATGGCGCGCAACTGGCTGCGCATCGTCCAGTTCTAACCCCAACCCTCGACCGCACGGCCAGCCTTGCGCTGGCCACGGAGAACGACCCATGAGCGACACCGCGAAAAGCACCAGCCTCACCACGCTTGACCCTTCCCACAACGCGGCGGCTTTGATCCTCGACACCGCTTCATACGACTCGATGCACCGTCTGGCCACCCTGATGTCCAGCGGTAAGGCCTCGGTTCCGGCGCACCTGCGCGCCAATCCCGCCGACTGCATGGCCGTCGTGCTGCAAGCCATGGCATGGCAGATGAACCCGTTTGCGGTGGCGCAGAAGACCTTCGTCGTCAATGGCGGGCAACTGAGTTACGAGGCGCAGCTGGTGAACGCAGTAATCAGCACCAAAGCACCCATCACCGGACGGCTTAACTACGAGTGGTTCGGCGAATGGTCGAAGATCCTCGGCAAGTTCCGCGAGGTCAAGTACGGTGAAGGCAATAACGAAAAGACCTATCGCGTGCCGAATT